CCGCAATACTTCTAGTCGGACCTTCATAATCATTCCCACCTGCCATATGCGTTTGTGTGTATACTTTTTATCCTTGTAAAGTCGCTCCAATTTGCGAATCGTCGTCTTTACATCATCCACCCTTTTATATTTTATATGTATCGTATCTCTCGGATTTTTATCTATATACACATCAAATGATTTTTTAGGATCATCTGGATGATATAAAAACCTCTTCCTTGTTTTACATTTTTTACAATTTTTACTATTTCTATATTTTTTTACAGATTTCTTCGACATCGTTTATCTTATTTATATATTGTATTAAAAAATGAGTTTAAATTAACCAAATATATTATTTCATTATCTCATATATATCTATAATTGTATTTATTTTATTCAGCATTTATATTTATTTATTATTATTCTCCCTTCTCTCTACTTTCTCGAAAAAATATAAATCCAAATGAATTTAGAATTAGGAAAATTCGATATGCGCTCCATCAGCTTTAGACCCGACGAAAATAAAGGCCCCGTCATCGTCCTCATCGGTCGGCGTGATACCGGTAAAAGTTTCCTTGTAAAAGACCTCATGTATTACCACCAGGACATCCCCATCGGAACCGTCATATCAGGAACAGAAGCAGGAAACGGATTCTTCGGAGAACACGTGCCGAAACTCTTCATCCACGACGCATACAATACCGCCATCATTGAAAATATCCTGAAACGACAAAAAGCGGTCCTGAAACAAGTAAAAAAAGAAATAGAATCGTACAAAAGAAGCACCATAGACCCCCGAACTTTTGTCATCCTCGATGATTGTTTGTTCGATAACAAATGGACCCGCGACACTATGATGCGTCTCCTCTTTCTCAACGGGCGTCACTGGAAGATTATGCTAGTAATTACAATGCAATATCCTTTAGGTATCCCTCCACTTCTTAGAACCAATATTGACTATGTATTTATCCTGCGAGAACCGGATTTAGGTAATCGAAGACGAATTTATGAAAATTACACGGGAATGTTTCCGACATTCGAGTCGTTCTGTCAAGTCATGGACCAATGCACTGAAAATTTTGAGTGTTTAGTGATACATAAAAATGCCAAGTCGAATAAGCTACAGGACCAAATTTTCTGGTACAAGGCGCAACAGCATGGGCCGTTTAAACTCGGTAGTAAAGAGTTCTGGGAGATGAGCAAGGATTTAAATTCTGATGATGAAGAGGAGTCATATGACCCGAAAAATATGAACAAGAAAGGTTCAGGACCTAGAATAAATGTGCGAAAAAATAAATGGTAGCGCAATAAACAAATTGGCGACTACCATTGTGTTGCAATGTCAACATAGTGCCAAACATAGTGCGCTTTCAAACCTTACACCGTCACCAATTTGTAGACGTTGTCCACATATATTTTTGCTTGAATGCGTGTATAAGGGTTGGAAAGTGCGGTTCTTTTTGTGATAATATCTTTGATTGAATTTTTGATGCAGTGGTGTTTGTGTTGCATGTCGAAAAGGACTTTTTCCTCATCTTGTATCAACCGCAATTCATTTGAAATACCGCATTCCAAGATGCCAAGTTTGAACAGGAAATGGGCGGACCGGGTGTACTGATGATAGCTGTGAGATTGATGCAGCTGCATCTGTGCCAACCTCATCTGGAATGGAATCAGTCGAGTGCGCATGTCTTTACATTTTTGTATTTGTTTTGTGATTTCCGCCTTGGATTGCAACTGGGCATTCATGCGGGCTTCATGCTCGGAACGTCGCTTGAGTAGCAGTTCACGCTCGCGCTCATGCATTTCTTTTTTGGTTTTTATCTCCTCACTTGACGACGTTTTTTTTTCTTGTTTCAATAATGAACGCTCGAGACGCGTTAATCTCTGAAACCACTTGGATGCCTCCTTTTTGTTCATTCTCTTTCTTCCCGACTTACCTACTCCAGATTTGGACTTGGATCCGGAGGATCCAGATTTATTGCCCGTCGTAATTTCCATTTTTGAATCGATTTATTGATACTTGTTGCTTGTTGCTTGTTGCTGCTGATAACACTGAATGTTTAAAAAGTAATTCATAATTTTTCAATTTATATTTTCGTAAATATAAATTGAATGTTAATCTAACCATAATTTTCACAGGTAACACAATATTAAAATATTAATACTCCGGCACATGTCGTTTGAATAAGCAACCGTGTGAAGTGATTCCGTGGACTTCGCGAATAACTGCTGCGTCTTGAAACGAGCAATTTGCCAGCCACACTTTGATAATACAAAAATTCTTTTTTGGAGAAATTGTGATTCCGTTGATATGAGGCAACAATTTCTTATTATCGGACATGGTCTCTCCAACCAGCGAATATGAAAGCTGTTTCCACGCGTCAGGCACGTCCTTATTTGGAATCTTGTATGAAAAACAACCTCCATTTCGGTTTCGTTCATCTTCCCAAATTGGATTGATGCCCTTTCGCATCAAAAACAACATACAGTTGGTCACCAAAACAGGCGGCAGCGTTTCCGTGATTGTAATCGCCTGTTCTACGGTATTAAATTCATAAATTTTCATATAGCTTTTCAAACTCCAATCGGTATCGTGGGGCAAATGCGCCCAAAGAATCCACGCATCCGACAAGTCGTGCAATACGGAATTCGTTGAAACGACAACAACATCTTTTGATTCCGAATCGGAACCTTTTTTGAAAATATTTGTATTATTTCCTTCACACGCTTTGACAGTTGTCATATTTTTATTATTGGCGGCGATAGTAGTGGTATTTTTTATATTTGTTTTACGTTTAGTTCCGTTCTCTGTCAACGTTGTTTGAATTACTTCGAACGATGCCATAATAACTTAATAAGATAATATATTTATATTGATTTTTAAAATAATTAATATAAATATAAATGTTAAAAATATTGCGTCTAAATAATTTTTGATAATAATTCGGATTATTGATCGAGCTCCTTTTTACATTCACATGCATATTCATTCAAGTGTACGCGCAATCCAGATGACGATCTGTCGAGTTGAAACGTCTTAATATCCTTTGTAATGCACGTAATTTTGTAATTTACAGAAGGTTCAATCGCGTAATTGTATTTTTTAAGAATATACCAATAAACAAATTTTTCATCCAAAACGATATTTCCGACGACGTTGAAATTATAGGGACGAGATAAATCAATTTCATACTCTTGATTATCGTCGCCACCGTCGCCATCGTCGCCATCTATTTCTAAATTGCAAATAATCATTTCCGCGTTTGATGTTTCATACGTTGTATTATCTGCATGATAGTCGTTTTCAACAAAAGTTCTATAAATCCTTGTATAATTTTGTCTGGATGTTTCAGTTGATTCGGGATACATGTAATTTGTATGCATGATGAAATCAAACGCCCTGAACTCAATTGTATGATTAGATTCATTTTTTTCCATTAAAAATAGTGGTTCCGATGATGAAGGTTCTGATGATGATGTGTGTGACGAATGCGACGACGGAGATGGAGATGAACATAATGATGAAGAAGAGGTGTCGGAATCAAAAGAAGAAGCAGAAGAAGCGCAATAAGAAGAAGAATTGGACTCCTCTACAATTTCTTCAAGGTCATAATAATCATTTGGATTTCCTAAACAACCAGATTCTTTAAATGTTGACATTGTTTCGAAAGACGCGTAACGAACTCCATTTTTAATTACTTTTACTTCATCATAAATACAGGATTTACATTTTTGATCGGTCGAGTTTGAAGAAACAGAAGAAACAGAAGAAACAGAAGAAACAGAAGAAACAAAATAATTTTTAACTTTTGTGTACGCGTTTGATAGTTTTGTTGCCATCAAAAATGATGTATATCCAGCTTGAAATAAAAATTCTAAAAGTAGTTTTTTATTATTTTTTAAATATAAGATTCCTGATAATCCAATAAATAAACCAATAATTTTTAATTCAACTTCTGCGAGTTCTACTAGAACAAAGTCATTGCAATTATTATGATACGTTTTTTTTATATTTTGACAAAAAACAATTTTATTCATTTTATTTTATTTTATTTTTATGAAATGAAATTATATATAATATATTATTATATATTTATATATTTTATTTATATATTTTACATAAATATATTTAATATATTTATGTAAAATATATTTATTTTATTTATTTAGAATACCGGACTAATTTCACCTTTGCATGATTTTGCAATGGCATACGTTTTTTTATCGGAACAGCAACCGAATTCACTACCGGCACACGCACCATACAAACTAGATTGTGATGACGTAGGATCCGGTTCAGAGTTGCTTTTTTCTTTGTTGTTAGGCATTGGAACCATTCCTTTAGGACAAGGCCTTGTTGTTGTACCGTCTTCGCAGCATCCGTATTGTTCTTCTGCGCAACCTTTTTTATGAGGAGGTTTGGGTTCGGGATGAGGTTTGGGTTCAGGTTTAGGTCGAGGATCTGGTCGAGGTCTGTGTGGACAGTTTGAGCCATGATCATCCACTTTGGCAGTAATTCCATCATAACAGCAACCGTAACGCGTTCCAGCGCATCCGCCGACAATGTCATGATTTCGTTCGCGCTCGTGATCTTCGCGAGATTTACGTTCAGGGCGTTCGGGTCGTAAATTATCTTTTTTGGGTATTCCAAATACGAATGCGAGAACCGTGGTAATATACGTCATTAGAATAAATGGTATAAAAACAATAAACCATGAAATAATTCCAAGTCCTGCACTACATAATAAATTTAGAACCACTGTAAATATGATCATGACTATGAATTTTAGAAATGCGGTATTCGTATCACCTCTAAACATGTCAATTATAATTTGAGTTACTGAAAAAGCTAAATATAATATTGCAGGTGGACATATATACTCAACAATCATGGTATAACGATTTATTTTATAATTATATATTAATATAATATATATAATTATAAAATAATAAAAATTAGCATGTTTTTATTATTTATAAAATTTGAT